CTATTGGGAAGGCGAAGGTAGTTATCCTTTACCCAAGGTTTAGATGCGACATACATCTTATAAGCAGTAAAGGTATCAATCGTATCGTCATATTTCCATTCTTCGGGCATAGCACGAGCAAATGGAGTCACTTCGTCAATCTTACCTTTTGGAAACAAATAGTATGCTTGTAATAAGGTATTATAACACGAATGTATTTTATTATATCGTAAAGTATATTCATCACACAAGTTCATTCCCCATTTGATTAACCAGTAGGCATTATCAATGGTCTTTGCTGCCCATTGGGTGCAAGGGTGATTACGGAATGCTCCCTTCTCTGTCTTATAGGGGGTTCCATCCATCTTTGGGAGAGTTCCATATCCGTGCCCCCATTTTTCTGATGCCACGATAGAGAGCATCTGACATGCCTCTAGGCTCATTTTATTTACGTGGCGGTCAGGAAGTACAACAGCACTTTCTTTTGGGCACGGGGAAGTGACGAAGATATTCATTCAAATGTAGAATCAGGTTCCATTGCGATATAGTACTTTAAATCTCTGTCGGTGCTTGTGAATTGTGATAAAAGTTTTTGTGAGATGACGACTTCATATGAACCAGGAAGAATCTTGATATTCTCCACTTTAAAGTTAAACGTAAAGATACTATCAGTTTCTCCAACCACGATAGAAAAATCATTTGAGGTATCATTCTTTTTATCTCTTACTACCAGTTTAACAACACCTGCCTCACCAACAGCAGATAAATCTGGGAGTTGATAAATTGCAGCAGCCTTGAGTAACTTATCTAACTGCTGAGTATTCAATTCAAAGCACACATCCTCACTTGGAAGAGTGATTTCTTTATCTGGTGGTGTTACAATCACACTTGGGTCAGCAAAGAAATACTTAGACCTTGATTTGCCTTCACGTATCATTACATACTTATCATTCTCAAAATCAAGTTCAGGTGTCTGATGAAGATTAAGTCCATTCAAAAATTGATTTAGATCGTAGATTCCAAAGTCCTTTGGAAAGGTTTCGGTAATTGTTGCCTCAGCAAGTATATTCTTCATCACTGAAATAGTGCGAAGTTTATCACCTTCCTTAAAGAGAATGGATTGATTGATACCAGAAAAGTTTTTTAGTAAAGACAGAGTTTTGTCAGAAAGTTTCATAATTTGAGTTCGCAGTTTCATTATTATTTGAATTCAGAAAGTCCATTATCCTTACGAGTATAATGTCCATCAAAGTGAAGTAGTAGCATAGCATAGTGAATCACCTTAAGTAAATCAATTTTATTTCGTCCATTTTTTGCTCCATAACGAGATCCATATTTGAGAATATTTGCCTGACAGAAATCTTGTGCCAGATCTTTTGCTGCCATTAAATCGATTGTTTGAATATTTCTATACTCTTGATTTTGACCGCAGTAGTGACTACCATAAGTGCTTGTCACATACTCTGAGACATCCTTAAGTATCTGACCTTCATTATATTTCCAAAGATGATTTTTTGATATTGGTGGATTTGGGGCAACATTATCAGAAGAAGTGGGATATGGATTTCCAGTTAAACTAAAATCAATACCAGCACCATCAAGAAAAGTTCCAATATATTCTAAAGTATCTTTTGGAACTACCTCAACATTCTGAAAATTAGGTGAAATATAATCAGCATAGTTTGATTCAAAGTTTTCGGTCACATTTTTTGATATATCTAGTAAGACTATAACAAAAAATCAAAAAAAAGTCAAGGTGCAATCTTGGAAAATCCTTTGATTTTTTCAAACCTAACAATTTTGTCAAATTTATCAAGCAATTCATCAGTCTTATGTGAAATTACAAATATATTAGAATCTTTAATTACGTGTTTGATAATTTTAGTAAAATATTCTGTTCCCATATTATCCAAAGAACTATCAAAAACTTCATCCAAAATTAGTAAATTAGTATTAATTGAATTTTTCATTCTTGCAATTTCTCTCCAAGTGAAAAGAATGGCTAAGTTGATTCTCATTTTTTCACCTTCACTAAAACTTTCATAAGTAAAATCTTCGTGTATTGGTGATTTTATGTTTTCTCTAAACTCTTCATCAAATGTAAAATTAATATAAAAATCCATCATTTGCAAATACTTATTGATTTGCTGATTCATTAATGGAATATATTTTTGAATAATTTTAGATTTTACTCCTCCATCTTTCATTAAAAATTGAGCAAAATCAAAATAATTAATAGTATCTTTGTACTTTGATTTTTTTTTAAAATTATCGTTCTGTTGTTTTTTTAGTTTTTCTAACTTATCGTGTTCAGTATTTCTATTTTTAAGTTGGTCGGTAAGTGTTTGAATTTCCTTTTCGAGTTCTTGTGTTTGTTTTTGATTAATTGAAATCCGAGTATTGTTTTGAGAAATTTCATAATTGATTTTTGTAATCTCCTTTGAAAGAATAATAAATTGGCGTTCCTTTTCTTCTTCATTTCTAATTGTCATTTCAAGTTCTCGAAATCCCATTTCGAGTTCTTTTATTTTATTGTGCGTATCTACAGTTTTATTTACACGAAATTCTTCATCAATTTTTTGGGTACAAGTTGGGCAAATTGTATTTTCATTAAAAAATTTATACTCATCCGTAACTGTAGATACTTTTTCTGAAAGTTTTCCTTTTAGGTTTCCGAGTTTTTTAATTTTACTCGTAGACCCAGAGACCTCTTCTTGCTCTTTAATGTATCTAAATATATCTTCCTCAAGACCTGAATTTTGGCGAAGATATATTTCAATTTCATTTGTAAAATTAGTAATCTTTTTTTTATTAGAATTTATATTTACATTTCCTCTTTTTTCTAATTCTTCTATAAATTCTTCTTGCATTAGAATTTTTTCTTTAATTGTATTTTCGAATACATCAAACTCCTTAATTTTTTCATTAGAACTTCTTATTTTTTCTTTAAGAATTGAATTCATGACAGAAAATATTTTGATGTCTAATAAATCTTCTACAACTTCACGACGATTTGCCGTTGAAAGTTGCATAAAAGGAACAAAAGAAGCACTACCCAGAATTACAATTTGTGTAAATGATTTATAATTAAGTTTTAATATAATATCTTCAAGTTGTTTTTGCTGGTCAACTGATGATGCAACTTGATTTTGCAATTCTCCATTTATCCAAATTTCAAAAATATTTGGTTTAATTCCTCTTATAATTTTGTATTCTTTATTTCCAATAGTAAATTCAACTTCAACTAAACAATCTTTCTCATTTGTTGAATTTATTAATTGATTTTTGTTAATTTTTCGAAATGCTTTATTGAACAACCCAAAACATAAAGCATCAAGCATAGTACTTTTGCCGGAACCATTTGTTCCAATAATTAAAGTCGTTGGGGCATCTGTAAAATTAATTTCGGTAGAAGTATTACCGGAAGATAAAAAATTACGATAGGATATTCGTTTGAATAAAATCATCTTGTCTTGGGGGTATTACAAATTCATTGGTATTAATAATAACATAATGATATCCATACATTTCACAAGTTCTTATTGCAATTTCATCATCAACTTCAACCACAGACATCTTAGGGTAATCTTCTGCTTCTAGCAAGCCACTGTAACGTTCTGCATCATCTTTATCCTCAAAAAGATATAATGCCTTTTCTCCATCGTTATCTGTTACGGCATACGCACCTTCTTCTTCTTTTCCATCAATTGCGAGTAAATACATTATTCTATTTCCAATGCTTCTCGATAAACATCACGAAGTAATTTTTTTACAATCATTTTATCCAATTCAAATTCTGCTTCTTCTACATATTTATCCAAAATAGACATTGTATCTTCTGCTGATATTTCTTCACAATTCACATCTCCATCATTAACATCAATAATTTCAACAACTTTTAAATCGAGTGGATTTGCTTTTAATATTTTATCAATAAACTTATCAAATTTTAATTGATCTGTTTTTTGACGAACAACAACTTTTACTATTTTTTCTTCCAGATATGATGTTTTGAACTTTTTATAATCAGTATCTTCATAATATATCCTCTCAAACATATTATAAGGATTCTTAAAATATTCTAATTCATATGTATCAGTATCAAAAATATGAAAACCTCTAGTATCATCTACATCATTCCAAAACATTTGATAAGGATTTCCGAGATAATATATTTTACCATCATCACTTTTGGTATGATAATGTCCCGAATACACTCTGTCAAATTTTTTAAATACTTTTGAATCCATTCCTTCCGTTTGAATGTGTCCAATATAAGCAGGAAATCCAGATAACTCTAAATGTCCAAATATAACTTTTGCTTGCGTGTTTTTCAATAGATGATCGGTTTTTTCCCGATTATCCTCACAAATCCAAGGGAGCATTAAAGTATCTAAACCATCAATACAAAATTCTGTTGGTCCAGAAATTGGTATTACATTATCATATTCTTGTAATAATAAATCTATTGCATTTACGTCATTTGTATTTTTGTGATAACAATCGTGATTACCTACGATATTATAAACAAGAATATTAAGTTTTTGTAATTTGTCGTATACATTTTTCTGTGCCCACTTCAAAGCCCAATAATCAATTCCTTTACGATTATCAAAAGCATCACCCAAATGAACTACTGTTTTAATATTTCTTTCTTCCAATATAGGAAAAAAAATATCATTATAAAATTTTGCAAAATAATCATGAAATGATTTATTTGCTTTCTTGAAGTTATAATGAGTGTCAGTTAATAATCCAATTTTCATTGATGTAATTTAATATGAACATTATCTTTAATTGTATTATAATCCGAATTAATACCACCCACATCAGATGTAAATACTTCTTCAAATCCACTACGTTCAATAATCTTATCTTTAATTTCTAATTGTCTTTTTTCTCTTTGGATTCTACGAAGAAATGCATAATATACAATTTGTGTAAAATAAGCAAATGGATTTGTTCGTTCTACATCAAATCTATGAATATATTGAACACAATTTTCTATACCATCACTTATCATATCTTCACGAAACATATAATTAACAAAGTTTGGACGATATGATAAGTGAGTAGCAATCTTCAAAAAACATTCACCCAAATAATTTGGTATTCTTGGTTTACCTTCCCAATATTTATTTTCTGCTGGATATACCTCATATTTTTCGAAGTATACTTCTCTTGATGCATTAATTTTTATTTTATATGCAACCAATCCATCATGAAAATCTTTATTATTTACATAATGTGGATTTTTCCTTTCTTTATTCATTTTTAAGTTTGATTTGTTCTTATTATAACATAACAATAGGTAAATTGACAAACTCCCACGAAGGTACTAAAATAACTCTGTGGGTTTTCAGAATGAGATTATATAACAGATTTATAAATCTTCTCTAAAGATATTCTAGCATCAGATATAGAAGAAACAAATCCCATATTAGGACTTATTTCTGATTTACTAGATAATCCATTTCTTTCTCTAATATATTTTTGATAAACTCTAATTATAGATTTATCAGATACTTCAGTCATTGTAATTATTTTATCCATATCTACGATAAACATCGTATCATCTGTAAGCTTCATCCAAGGTTCGACTTTAAGTCCAATCATCTCATATTGACGTATGACCATATGTTTCATTGTGACTGGATTGTCAAGTATTAATATAATACCATCCTCTTCCTCGCAAGGACACACTTTAGAAAATACTTCCTCTCCCGATATCATCTTAATTGTTGCGTAAAATTCTTCTTCCATATTATTCCTTAAAATCTAATTGTATAATTTCATAATTAAATTTTTCTTCATTATAAATTTTTATTCTTTCGATAAGGTGATTGAGAGTATAATTTTTTCTTGATTTGTAAGTTATATCATCTGCAATATCATATAATACTGCTTGTTGTTTATTATTTCCTTTACGAAGAACTCTTCCGATACTTTGAAGATTTCTTATTCTCGATTTGGACGGAGAAGCAAAGATTACATTATGTAAATTTTTAATGTTAATACCAGTAGAAAATGTACCATATGATGCAACAATAATTGCGTCTTCTTCCATTTCTGTAATTTCTCTTACTCGTTCTCTTTCTTCTACATCTACCCCACCATAGACAAAAAATACTTTTCTATCTTTTGATGCTGAATTATTTATAAGTTCATAAAGTGGTTGTCCGTGACTTTCGACTCTACTAAAAAGAACTAAACTATTACCTTTTAGATCTAATGCAATATTTTTAATAAAATTATTTCTTTTTTGATGAGTAATTAAATATTGTATTTCTTCTTCATATTCATTAAATTTGTGCTCATTGTGTTTTATTAAAAGAACTTTAATGTCTAATTTTGATAAATGGCCTTTATCAATTAATTCTTTAGTTTGAGTGACTTTATAAGAAGGGCCAAACAATCCTTCAAGCACCCACTTATGCGTCTGTGTGCCGTCTAGAGTGCCTGTAAATCCATAACGATACTTGGTGTTATCTAATTTCGTCATAATCCCCACAAGAGACTTGGACTTGAATATATGACACTCATCACCAATTGCGACATCAAAATCTTTGAAGAAAGATCTAGGAAGATTATAAATCGACTGCCAAGTTGTAATGATTACATTTTTATCTGTAATTTTTTCTTTACCGGAATAAATTTTATGGCAGTAGTCCTCTGACTTCCATCCATAATCTTCAAAATCTTTATACATCTGTTCTACTAATGATGTAGTAGGAACAATAAGAAGTATTTTTTTATTTTTTTCTGTAAAATATCTTATAATTGAATAAATCATTAAAGATTTACCAGAAGCTGTAGGAGAAATTAATAACTTTCTATTGTATCTCAATGCATCGTATACCGCATTTATTTGGTAATCTCTTGGTTCGTGAACAGATATTTTTTTCATATAATCACCAACACCTTCGTGAGAAATCATTTCATTCTCTTCGAATGGATCCCCATAAAATTTATTATGTTTGAATTCAATATTATATTCAGATTTTTTTGCCCAAGATATTAATTTATCTAAAAGACCAACATAAATTGTATTATTTCTAGTATCGAATAAATGAATTTCACCATTCCAGCATTTATTACGATACTGAGGCATAAATTTTGCTCCCGGTACATCAAATTTAAAAGCATCCGTTAATTCATAACGTATGTGTTCATCACTACATAAAAGTTCTAAATATACTTCATTTTTCTTTTGGACGATAATGGTTCCGTTATAGGTATTTTGACGCTTTGTATTTTCCATTATATATTCTATTCGTGAGTTTTTTATCTGAGAATGAACGATTTTCTTTGATGTATCTAATTGCAGTATTTCTTCCTATATTGTATTTATCTACTGCCCATCTAGCAGCTTCATTTATACTTTTAAATTTTATTCCTTCAACTTCAATTTCTATTTTTTGACTATTAGTTTCTAATTTTTTATTTGATATTTTTATTTTTTTCTCTTTGGTTTGATTTTTCCATCCATCCTTTACTTTTTTACTTCTCCATTTTTTATGTTCTTCACTTTCCCTTTTCCCAAGCATAGATAATCTACATTTTGATTTTGCATCTTCGGTATGCTTGTATCCTAATGTCCCCTCACCACCCAGAGTGGCATTATATTCTGGTTTCAATTCTTCTATTAATCTTGGTTCTTCTACATTTAATAAAAATATTTCTTCTCCTTCTAATATAATTTCAAAAGAAAAATTTTCTTCACCATATTTTCTTATTGCTTTAATGATCGGTTGATTATTTTTCTTTTTTGAACGAGCAGTTGATAGGTGTTGATTGAATCTCCATTTTGGATTTTTTTGACTTGTAAATCCTATATAGAATTTTTGATTTAAATTATTTGTTATTTTGTATATAACAGACATAAAACATATTCCCATCCCATATTATTTATATCAGTCATATCCTGCCGTGAATTTAAGAAATTCGATACTATTTTTGATTTGATAAGTTCTATTTAATATTGTTTTGAGAATACTATCCAAATAATTTAACATTGTTTGATAATATTCT